TACCAAAGGCAAGACACTTCCGTGCTAGTTCAGTATCATCCTGCTTCAGTTTGTCCACAGTCTCATCAGCTACCTGTTGGTAGATATCCTGAGGACTGTCGGTTGGTACAAGGTTAGTGGCATACCCCCCACGCTCGTCCCTGAGGATGGCTGACAGGTGTTGTAGTCCGTTACAGCTACCATCTACAGCGACAGGTAGCGTGGACTCATAGCCCCACCCCTGCTTGTTCAATGCAGCAAACTCAAAGCACCATGCAAGAAACTGGAATGGCTTGTCTGCCTCAGTCCACAACGTGTAGTCGTATGGGTTAGCCACAATCCTGTTGACCTCATCAACAAAGTTCCACGCCCATGTCTCTCGCTCGTTCAGGGTTATCTTGTCGTTGCCATACAGGTTAGCACCATGTATACACAACCACCTAGCATCATCCCAGTTCTTGATGGGTACACTGTACTTGAACCTCATCAGAGACTTAGACCAGTCAGCCCCCTGTGGTGAGAGGAAGGTGCTGCTTGCGTACTTGCGTGAACGGAAGTCATTCTGCCACACATAGTAGAACTCATCACGCTCACTGTACGACTGTGCTACCTGTAGTGTACGCTCTACTTGGATACGCTTACTGATAGTTCTGTTGTTGAATGAGTATATCTCATTACGCTTGCGTGACCAGAGGCGGAAGGCTTCCCTGTCTTCCTCTGACAAGTCTCTAGGGTCTCTGTCAAAGGGATAGTCTGGTAGTGGTACATCCTCTCTGGCTGGTAGTCCTGCCCATGACTGCCCATTCTCCCATAGGTTTAACATAACCTCTAGTAGTTGGTAGTTAATAGACCATGGTGTGTTCTGTAAGGCGTTGAGACAGTCATACTCTTGTCTCAAGTCTAAGCCTGACAATCTTTTAAGGTGGTACTTTAGACTCATGATCGCCTCACTATCGGTAGTTCATCTATAATCTTACCATGGTAGCCACCACCAGTCACCCCTGTCCACTCCTTAGGTGGTATGATACATGGTGCATACATTGGCTTGGCTACCTCTGCTATTTCATTAAAAGCTTTTACCCATTCCTCTGTTCCTTGTGTTGCCTTGATATGATTGACTGTCTTCTTACTACTTATTACTTGCTTTGTCAACTCAATAATGCCTGTTGTCTTAATGATAACATCAACCATCCTGAGTCCAACATGGATACGGTCTGTCTTACTCCACTGCGTGTGGTTGTATCCATCCTTGTTCATCTTGTGGGTTAGTCCAAACCTTCTAGCTGTCATGCCCTTCTTCATGGCAAGCTTGATGGTGTTCTCTGCTACTGAACCCTCTGATGCTATCCACTTGTCTAGTCTGTCCTGTATTTCTATGTTAGCACCAATGGTACTAGCAACATGAAGTAGTATAGTCTTCTTTGACAGGCTATCTACAAGAGAAACACAGGCTATAAAGGCTACCTGTTCTGCATCCATGTCCTTGATAAGTCCATGTGTGATGTCACGGTTAGACTTAGGGTTGTCCTGTATGTCCCTCACGCCCTCACTGACAGCCTCTATAATCCTAGACAGTATAGCCCTACCATGCTTTGTTTGTCCCTCCCTGTTGCCGCTTACAGCCGCATCTAAAGCCTTTCTAAATCGGTGGATACCACCAGTCATCATTTCTGCTTCTAGTTCTAGCTGATTTTCTAAAGTTACGCTCATAGAGAGACCCCCCTGTTACATATAATATATTACATACCCAACACAGGGCATAAACACAAGCAGAAGAAAGCCTATCATCTGTAGTGAAACAGCATTGTCAAGGTCTGTTAGTGTTCCTATTAAACTGGCACACAGTAGAAAGATAATAGGTATCCAGATAAACAAATCCATCAGTCTTCTCCAAAGTTAAACACTCGTTCTAGTTCATCTCGTGTGTAGTAGGATAGATAGGTTAGTGGTTCTTCTGACCACTGAGTGTTACAACTAGAGCAGTACCACTCAATCTTATCATCTACTGCATACAATGCTTCTGCTTCTCCGTCATTACAGTGACGACAGACTGCTGTTCCCATACTCATGGCTTAATCATCTCCCATATCTTTGACATCTCCCTTGCCTTCATTACCTTACCATCCATAAAGCCTGACTTGTACTTCACATGGTACTGTGGTTCTTTGTCCTTGTTATAACTATTGTTATAACCACCAAAGTGATAGCCCTCATAGTAGCCTATTACATAGGCATTATCATAACTATTTCTTTTACTAGTCATTATTCTAGTCCTTCCTTTACCTTATACTCTGGGTGTTGTTCACTTACTGCCTTCTCAAGGAGTGCAACCAGTCCCTGATTAATCAGGGTTTGCTTTGCCTCATCACTTACATCAAAGGTGATAGTTGCACTACCATCCTCATGTTCTACTACTTCCTTAACTACTATCATCATAGTCCTAGTTCCTTCCTTCTCAGTTCTGGATTAAAGAACTCTCTGAACTCTGTGCGTGGCATCTCAGCCCTGCCACAAGGCTTACCAAAGACTGCTGTATATTCTTCTTCTAGTCGTCTGTCTGCTACTCGTGCTGTGTGTCCTATGACTGTGTCCCTCTGCTTGCGGTACAGGTCAGCCTTAACAGACCACGTCTTGAAGCCTGTGCTGTCCCCATTCCAGTCATGCTCTGATGCTATCTGCTCACACATCTCAACACACTGAGCATAAGACCTTGAGTATTGTTCACTGGGTTTCATCTCATCCTCACTTATCTTCATATAGAACTGTGTTCATCTACCACTTGATCTGCTATATCAAGGCAGTCTTTTAATCCTGCTTCGTAGGCATCTTGAATAGCTGTTGCGATTAACAACAAATCTGCCAAGCTGATTTCAACTGTTACTTTTTCTTCAACTTTTCTAGCTATTGCTACTGCATTAAATTCGGGTTTCATCTTACCACCTTGTTTTAAATTCTTTCAAAAACCATTCCTTACTAGTGTCGGTTGACCATTCGCCGTGGTCGTTGAGGAAACATTCATAGACTACACAGGCCTCATGCGCCATGTCGTCATCTTTCCAGACACACAGATCAAACATCCGTTCACCAAGTTGGACACCATACCAAGCGTTGTCCTCGTCACGCCCACTATGTTCGCTCTGGATGTGGGCATCAGTGTTATAGAACGCAGTCAGGTAGCCCTTCTCGTAGTCGGACAACTCCAGTTCGTCATTGTCTTCAGGGTCTACACTGAAACAGATTTTGACAATGCCCTCGTCCTCATCAGATATAAACCAGTCTTCACGACTTGGTAGCATCATCTCTAGTGCTTGTAGTAATTCATATCTAGTCATTGTCCTTGTCCTTCCTATTCTGATTGGCTGTGTGTTCAACATGACAGTCAAAACAAATCACCCTACACTTCCTCATCTCATTAATAAGTCTTTTAAGATTAGTTGCCGCTAGGTTTCCTACATTATCAATCTTATCCTCTGGATTAATGTGGTCTAGCTGTAACATTATAGGATGGCTAGGCTTGACACCACACACACTGCATCCATTGTGTAGTTTGTACTTGTTAATCCAATGCTTGCGTCTTGCTCTCTTGTTTCTGTTTCTTACTAGTCTTAGTTGTTCATGCCTAGCAAATGCTTCAGGCTTGCGCCACTCTAGCTTACCATCAGACCTGATGCCATGCAGTATCCTACCATCAGCCCTAACATGACCACGAAAGACTGTCTTGTTGTAGTCTTCTACTGTGTAGTTAGTCATTGCCCTTCCTTCCCTTCTTGTCATACTTGTGTAACTGTAACTTCAACCAGTTTATCACAGACATATTGTGTTGGTCAACAGGTAATTCATCTAGGATAGTCTTTAAGACTTTCTGATGTAATAATTCTACACTACTCAGCATTATTTTACTAACTCCCCATTACATAAGTGAACTGTGTTCTGTACTTCTGTTAAGTCATCCACACCCAAGCCATCAGCCATGTATGAATAGTCGTAATCCTCTACACAAAACTGTTTCACTGTCCCATCTTTGTTTCGTATAAGTTCGTCTGTTTCTGTGTCAACGACATAGAATGTCATGTCCCACACGCCAATGATGTATGATTTATCCTTGTCAAACATACCCATCGTTAGTCTCCTGTTCTAAGTGGTCTACTTCCAGACTGGATTGTTAACTACGTTATCTGGATCACGATAATAATCATCCACTTCCTTTATACCAATGGTTTCTTCATGTTTAGGGACATAGCCATAGTCTAAGCCCCATCCTCTATGTAAAACATCTTCTGGTTTATACTCACCACGATAAACCTTAGACTCTGCTTCGTCCATGTTATCTGCCTCAACAATTATAGAACTGTAGCCTGTCCATTGTGTATGTACTTTATATTTAGGCATCATTATCCACCACTAACTTGATTGCTTTATTGAAGTCTAGTCCTGTATCTTCCTCTGGTTCAAACACTATCTCTAGTTCCTCATCATCCTCAAAGAAAAATGTAAAGGTCATGTCCATGCCGTCATCATTGTCTAGTTGATAGTCCACTGGACAAGTGTCCATCCATTCCCAAAAGTCCATTCGCTTAGACATTGTTTGCGTCCCCTTCCATATCGGAATCATCCCACCACGCCTTATTTTTACGCATTGTATATTGCATTTCATACCATAAGTTTAAGTTTGCTGAACCATGCTTTGCCGCCCATGTGTCTTCGCTCATCCATGTGGCATCGCGTTCCATTTCGCTAATGTATCTCATTTTATTTACCTTTCATAAAGATTATCAGTGTCATTGTGTCCATCCAATCCCAAAAGTCCATGCGCTTACTCATGGTATGCCCCTTCCATCATATCCATACCCACTATCAGCCCATCAAGATAGGCAAGCATCTCTCTTGGTGGTAGTCTATGCTGTATGATAGTGCTACCCTTGTTACAAGTCAACTGCCAACCACCATAATGAGGTGCATTGTTTAGCCAATAGTCCGTGCCTAGTCGCCTATTGATACGGCCTAGTCTAACTTCTAACATTCTCTTGGTTACTCTCATTGTCCTGTTCCTTTCCTTATCCTGATACTACCACAAGTAACCACCACAAACTGACAGTCACATATATTGCTAGCATTGTTGTGCCTAATACTTTAATCATTATAAAATTCCTCCTCATGTAAATGGCATACGATGCCACTATCTTCGTCACAAAAACATTCATCTTCTTGTTGCTTTTCTAAGTGACAGTCATAGCAATACATATCATCTGCATCTGCATCATAGATGTTGGCATTGCGTTGGTCACATCCAGCGCACTTACTTGCAAACATTTTATTTCCCCTTCTTAATAAATCTCATTATACCTACGCCACACTACCCACGTTATAGCTTGCATCTCAAAAGCTTTCAATGGTCTACCATTAAGACGAACTTTCTTTCCTGCTTCTACATACTCTTGTTGTAGTGCTGCATATTCCTTCTTACCAATACTGATAGAACCTGTCAAGCTTAATCTTTCAGCATACGCTATGTTTCTAGCATGACCATCAATAGTACAGGTATCATAGCCCATTATGTTCTGAAAGAAACTGGTAATCTTCTGACCGTTCAAGATACCGATAATCTGATCATCACTTTCTGGCATTGCTTCTAGAATAGACCACGCCTTACGCTTCATGGCATGGTATGTGCTGACATTGAAAGAGTCAATATCATCGCCATTGATATAAGCCTTGATCATATCATGTGCGTTGTCAATATTTCTATCCCATTTATTATTAGGTGATAATGCCGCAACAACACCAACAACAATAGATAAAGGTACTTCATAGTCTATTGCTAGTCTATTACATTGTGCTAATGCTTGAGCATACCACACAACACCATCGCGCTTTTCTTCTGGTGTTGCTATACGATAGATTGATAATATGTTTTCTACACTCATTTTCTTACCCTTCCCGACTGTTTACAGGATACAACGATAAGCTATATCGTTGCACCTGTCAAGGCTAATAAGTTCTGGTGATATCACGAACACCACCGAACGAACGCTTGCTAAGAAAAGGAACAGATAGATATCTACTGGTCTTGCCTAAGTGCAAACCTGTAAAGGTGCTACCAAAAGATAGACCGTACCTGTTCTTGACTACACGCTTGCGTTTGCCATAGACTGCTACTGTTTTGCCGAATAGTTTTGTTGTGTAAGTTTTCATAGTTTTATCCTACTAGCTAGACGGATACACCATTGTATCCTGTAAGCAGTCAGAAAGATAGTCAGACATCCTCGCACCACCTGACATAAACAGGGTTTTATAGCGTCTTTGGCTAGGGCTTTCTATCGTCCGTGATAGTCTGCTAACCTTATCCTTTAGAGACCTAGCATTTAGGCTAGTAGTCTGCAAGTTTTATAGATGCTTCGTCATCTTGTATTCTATTCTGCATATTCTGAATTGTTTGTCAATCTCTTTTTTTTGGTCTTCGTATTTTTTAGGCTTTAGACTGGCTAGCCACCTTTCCACCTTGTCACCTTGTTATCTGTACCTAGTACGTTGTCGCTAGTGAGTTGGCTTGTGTTTGCCTATGCTTAAAGAATGGCATAGACGAAAAATAAAAGCAATAGGAAAAATGAAAAAATATGAAATAAAATGATAAGTCATTGAAAACAAACAAAAGAAAATGCAAGAACAGATAGAGAAAGATACAGATACAAACAAAAACCTTAGGCAATCTGCGGAATCCTAAGGAATCTTAAAGAATCCTCAAGATAATCTTCAGGAATCCTCAAGATGCCTAGCGTATCCTGCGACATAATGAAGGCGTGTGCGTGGGGGTACGCGCGTATTGATTATATTATATACCCTCTCAGATTTTTTTGAGTATTTTAGCCTTGCTTTTAGTAACACCACCAGCAGAAGCACTAGAAGTACCCCCAAGTTAACCTAAGTCTGACCGATAAAACAGGTTATATATAGGTAACAGGGGGGTCTCTTCTATAGAGTAACCTTAGAGATTTAACCATCCTTCTGCTTCTGGTGGTCTATATCCAACATTTACACCATTCATAAACTTTTCTAGCTCTTGTTCTAGTAGTTCATTCCTCTTACTAACCATCTGCTTGTCAGCATCAGCAGCCATCTGGTCTACCCAGTACTGAACAGCCATAGCTAGTACGTCAAGTCTATCATCGTGAGCCAAAGCACCACGCTGTTTAGTAATCCTAGTCAACTGATAGGTCAACATATACTTCACAGCCTTCTCAGGAGGCATACTCTGGACACTATCATAGTCCTTCTGGATAACCTTAGGGTCTATAACAAGCTTGTGCTGGTTCATGACAGGCTCTAGGGTGTCTATAATCCTGTGTTCCTTCTGCTTGCTGTGTCGTACTTCTTCCATAGTAACAGGATAAGTCTTCTCAAGGTATGGCTTCATTAACTCTGTGAACATACCGTCACCAAAGTTACTCTCAACCAGTACCATATTAACCCTATGAACCCTAGCAAGGTCTGCAAGAGTCTGTAGTGTCTCCTGAGAATACCCACCAGCAATGCCACCAGCATCCACAACGTAGAGGAAACCGTTTAACATCTTCACAATGGCGTATGCAGTCTCGTCAGAGCCTCTACCAGAGGGGTCAATGGCTAGTATACTGCCTGTGTACTCAGAGCGTCCCAGCGTCTCCTCAGGGGCATAGAACTTATCCCCACTAAGACCCACGTTAGGCAACTCGTGGAGGGGCTTCATAATCCCATAGACCACCTTCTCAGGTGCTGTGTCTCTGTCACAGGACATAATCATCAAGTCTGCAAGCTTTAGCGGATACTTATTAGCGTCAGACAGACTAGTATCCAGCATAAACTGGAGAGCAAAACCAGACCTACCATAACTTAGTTCTCTTTCTAACAAGTCTTCATCATCAAATCGCTTAGAGTCCGTAGGAAGGCCGTA